GCATCATAATTAGCTGTTGATAAACCAGTAGATGAACCCATAAAGTTGACAAATGAAGTCACTTGGTTAATATCCCAACTAGATATATCTTGGTCGTAAATCGTGGTATTGAAATATCCAGCGAACAAACTAGCCATATTAGTTATCGTTGAAGTGTCCCAAGCGTTAAGAGGCTGATTAAATGAATCTGCACCTTGGAACATACCATTGGCGAGTGTAACACCATTCATATCCCAACCATTAAGAGATTGATTAAATGCTCGTGCTTGAAAGAATGTGCTTTGTGTCAAAGTCAATGACGTTGTTGTCCAACTACCAATTGGTTGATTAAATGCTAAGGCACCTCGGAACATATTACTCATAGTAGTAACACTACTTACATCCCAAGTTGTAATATCACCGTTAAAAGCCACGGCACCATTAAACATATTCGACATATTGGTAGCCGATGATGTATTCCACCCACTCAAATCTTGATTGAATGCTATGTTTGTTGTGAACATACCACCAAATAACTGTACATTACTGACATCCCAACCACCAATTGGCTGATTAAATGAAGTGCTACCAAAGTATCCAGAGAACATAGACGACATATTAGTTGCTGATGATGGAACCCAACTAGTTATATCAGCATTGAACAATTCACACCCTTGAAACATACCTTGAAAACTAAGGATATTAGAAACATCCCAAGAGTTCATAGATGGTGTTGTTAGTGATGAACAGTTGTAGAAAGCGTTTTGTGCAGTAGTTTGAGTACTAACGTCCCAGTTACTAAAATCGGGTGCAACTATTGAGCCACAATCTCTAAATATATTTTGTAGGCAATTAGTAGTAGATAAGGTTGGCGCATCGGTGGCAGTGATGGTCATATTATTACAGCCATAAAACCCATTTACACTATTTAATGTAAGAGTTCCCCAATTTGAAACATTAGTAATCTTTAATTTATCACCACCGTTATTAAATCTCCATCCTTCAATTTGACCTGATATAGTAATAGTATATGTTCCTCCTGCTGCGTATGTGTGACTTCGGTTTGCATAAGATAACGATGAGGTAGACGTGTCTCCCCAATCGATTGAACCTAAGTATGTACCTCCTGACAGTAATGGTAGTATAATAGTATCTGACGCTGATCCTGCCTGAGTAGTATCTACTTCAATAACAAAGTCGTTGTTGACAGAAGGTGCTCCTCCACCAGGAAGCTGGTTAGCATTTGAATTTAAAATATTTAAGCCTAATCCACTAAACATTTTGACAAATTTCCCAGCCACTAGTGACTTGATTATTAGATGGTGATTGCGTATTATTAGGAATAGTATTTCTCCAATATTGATTAGCAAAGAATACAATATCTGTTACTTGATATCCAAGTCCATTGTTATAATTCGCCTCCCACTCTCCTTTACTACCTCTTTCACAATAACCTATTTTAACTCCTTCTGATAAAGTACAACAAGAACCTAAAAGGTCTTCTAGTTTTTTTATCATATCGCATACTACATCTGTGCATACAGCAGAAGGAAAAGTATCCATAAGTGTAGAAGCTTTACAACCTGTGCCAGCATATTCATTTAATGGAAAAGTAGGCCCATTATTGGTTTGAAATAACCAAAACATTGCATTGTGTAAAAACAATTTTTCAGTAGTTTCTGCTAAACATCTGTCTCCATAGTAAGATTGGTTAAGAAAAGTCTTAACTAAATTTATATACTTACAGTTCCACATATCTGTAAGAACTAACTGATCGTCAGTACAAGAACAACATTTTTGGCAATCAGTGCTCATATCAACAGTTTATACAGGTTTTATTATCAAGTATTTTGCAATACTCTTGTAATCTTTTAATTGCTCTTTCTGTATCAGATTTAATAGCACAGTGTTCTGCTATTTTAACTGCTCTATACAAAGTAAAAGCTTTTATAAAAGTCTCTTTCAGATCAGCACAATCACAGCATTGCGTATCAAGCATGATCCGTTTCATATGTTTTTGTAAACATTTTTCTATATTACATAAGAAAAGTCCACATTTTTCTACCTCTAGGCTATCTAAAACGACCTCTCCGTTATAAACAGCACTAAGTCTTAATTTTACAGAATAAAACCCATCTATAATACTACCACCTGCTTCTGCTAGTCCTATTCCTGTAGAACCATATACTCTACCATCTGGTAATATTTCGTTTTCTACTTTAAATACGACATCAGCACTATCTAAATATTGAATATCCTGTTCTTGTGTGTAATTAACTCCGTTGTAGGTATAATTTACACCACTGCCTATAACTAATTCTGCATATTTTCCATCTATAACTTCTTCAACCTTCCATTGTACTCCGTCTGGGAAAATTCCATAAAGCTCTAGTGTAGGAACTGTTGTACTATCACAAGGACAGTTTAGTTTTATTGCTGTATTTATACAGCATCCATTACAATCAAATTCAGCAGTTTCATCGTAATTTTCTGCACAAGAATCTTTACAACCAGCGCATTCTGAGTTCCATGTTGTAGCATTATTAGGATCATTGCAATCTCCGCAGCCATCAATCATATTAGGCCCGTTAATTACTCCATCACAATCTATACAACTAGAGTTGTAATTATCTGATAAAGGATCATTACAAACACCGCAATCATCTATTACAGAAGTGCCTCCAAACACACCATTACAATCTGCTTCGCACGGAATTTCATCTGTCTTTCCTCCTACACAATTACCGCAATTATCTAAGTAAGCTTCTCCGTTACAATCTCCATTACAGTCATTGTATAGACAACTACCATCATCAACTGTGGTTTCTGGATTGTAATTACAAGCTTCTGCATCACTACATCCAAATACAGTCTTATCTTCTGCAATTACAACATTCTGTCTACGCACCACGCAATTAGGCAGTTCTACCGTTTGTCCATTTACTTCATATGTAAAAGACAGCTCTACTCCTATAGAATAATACCCAGGAGTGAGATTATTAAATGTAAATACTTCAGGCGGATTTATGTACTGGGTAGCAATTATATTACCGCTAGAATCGTAAAGATTAATAGGCACATTAGTAATTACAGGAAGTGTTTGGTCGTATACCCAAGATAACGAACAGGTAATACTTCCATCATTACCCGCAGGAGATTCGTCAGTCATACTGACGACATTCAAATTCATGAACTCACATGGATTTGGTCTACAATAAGTATCACATTCTTGCATTGTAGCATAACCATCTCCTGTAGTTACGTTATCATACCAAAAATCATTTACTTCAGACCATGTTCCTTCAAAACTTATCCCACTACATGATCCGTTATTACAGAAATAAACTGTAGTAACATAGAGATCATCTGGTTGAATATCTCTAGGACTTTCTCCTGGTATGTAGTTTATAAGTGCCATTAACAATCTTTACATGTTCCACATTCCCATTCATCTTTTAGAATAGGTAATGCTTCTAACGCTTCTTGAATAATACTTATCGCACTAGAGTCACAAATCCCTCTATTATATGCTTTAAGTTGTGTAAGTAAACTTTCGAGTGTTCTAAAGTTTTCATAAAGATATGGATCGTGCTCTTCACAATCTGAGCCATAGCAGTCTAGAGAACAATCTTTTAAAATTCTCTTAGCCATTTCTTTTAAAATACACTCGTAATAAGGTATTGTACATTGACAGGTACCATCATCTACTGTAGCATTTGGATTATAATTACTTGCCGTAGGATCTGTACATCCTGAACAGCTAGTACCGTCCCCAAAACATTCTCCGCAGATGTCTTTATTTATATTATTACCTCCGCATATACCGCAATCATCTAATAAAGTCCCAGGCTCAATTCCTGTATTTCCTCCAGTACACTCTCCACATTCGTCTATGGTAGCAGTTCCTCCACAGTCTCCGTTGCAGTCTAAATAGATACAAGACCCATCATCAACTCCTGCAGTCTCATCGTAGTTACAAGCTTCTGAGTCTGTACACCCTAGTCTACAAGCTGTGCCTACTGTATGTGTCTGAGAGTTTATTCTAATCTGCATACTGTACTGAGAACAGTTTCCTTCTCCTTGAAAAAGATAACACCCTAATATATTGTAAGCTTGGTCTGATAATCCTGTTACATATAACTGACCTGTTGAATCTGTTACAAAAGGAGTTGAGTTAGCGTACTCAGGAATATCCACTTGAAAGTTAGGTACAGGCAGGCCTGTAGACTCATCAATTACAAGTATGCGTAAACAATCCGTCCCATCACAGGTAATACCCGCACCTATTAAACTGGTAAGATCATCTGAAAACTTATTTCTCCAAAGCGTTGGTTCTAAAGCTGTGACATTCTGGTCAATATTATATGCCCATTGCTTAGCAGAAAGTCTACCTAATCCAGTATCGAAATATGGATTTTGACCATTTGAGGAGCTTCCAGCACTTACGTAAGATAGTGGAAGTAAAGTATTAATTGCTCCATTACTGAACTCATCCCATAAACCACTATAAGGCAAGTTATCATCTTCAATGAGCCCGCCAGTTGTAGTAACAGAGTTTCCTGAGTTATCTGTATAAGTAGCATTATCAGTAATAGCTCCTACTACGTGTAACGGGAAAGCAATATGTGTAGGATTAGGATTTGCAGGTCTACCCGCGTACACGAAAAAGTTTACATTAAAACCATCAGCTACGTCTTGTGCATATGTAGAACCTGTTGGACTTTGAGAAAATTCATTGTAGATCATAGAAAACCTTCTATAATCACGTTCCCAAGAAGCGGTAGTATTAGATGAGTTATTAAACTGCATCTCGTCTTTCATCATGGTTGGTCTTACTGAACCATCATAAGGTTTAATACCATCATAAAAAGCAGCTTGTTTCCACGCTTCAAAATAATTTAACTTAAGTATATAGTTACTACTTGTACTATTATATACTGTAGTTCCTTGTTTATACTGTAAAGCAGCATTGGACGCACTTCCAAATACTGTATTTAAATTATTTGTAGACGGATCAAGCTGTGGGAAAGGCCATCCTTGAGCCTCACCTACGTTTGACCAGTTTGATTTATTTACTACTCCCAGATATGTATTAGTACTATCTGTATTATTACCAGGCCCCTGGGCGTGATAATCTGCCCATCCTACTTGACTACTGTTTTGTTTATACCTTGCCTGAGCATGTGCTTCATCTGCAATGCATATTACAAGTACGTTTTTAGTATTTGCTTGATATTGAGGATAGACAGTGCCAGAATTTAAATCTTGCGTAGGCTGCAATCCTTGTAATATTTGGGCTTCTGTCCAATATTTGGCATACTCATTAGTAGGGTATTGAGCAGCACTTCCTGCTAAATCGAATATAAAAGGACTATTTATAGTACCATTACCACTGAAACTAACAGGATTACCAACATTAACGATTTGATTGTTAATAGTAGCAGTTGTCTGAGTTCTATCTCCAAATAGCCCACCAAACATACCCGTCTTTGGAAACTCTGCCCATTGAATCCAACGTTCTCCCCATATTTGAATATGATGAACTTCTCCTGAGTGGTTAGGTAAAAACTCTGCCCAACTTACTGCAGATTGAGCAGCAGTCAATGCTTCTGCTTCTCCAAAAGATGTTAGATCATAAAATATATAAATAGCAGTATCAGATGGTATTGCATCGTCCCCGCACGTAGGAAGTTCCCATGCTTGAGTTCCGTCTCCTGCAGTCGTTACAGGTTGTTTACATATAGTAGATACTGTAACCTCATCTCCAGGGTTAAGATCATCAATTCCAATTGCTCCAGAAGGCCCACATTGACTCCAAGAATCTGTCCCATATGGAGAAGTAGTTGTAACAAAGTTATGATCATCACCAATGTCCATTATTAAGGACACTTGATTGTCTTCCATACACTCTTCAGAAAATTGTATTTCAGAACATACTTCTAGATTACGTTGTGTTTCAATAGATTTTGAAATTAACGTTCTAGTAGACAGTTTACCACTGAAAGAAGAAGACGATTGATCTAACGGAGTTTTTGATACCATAGCTAAATTGGAACAAATCAGACACAAAAGAAGGAGAGTTGCCTCTCCTCCTTGTGTCCGTATATATTATAGTACAGGAATAACTCCGTCAGAGTTGATAGAGATTCCGTTCCAACCGTTACCAAATACTGCAACTACGTTATCGTAGGTAGTAGAAGCATCATCATTAATTGCAAGTCTTACAACATATGGAGATCTAACAGCTCCCGCAGTTGCTGCAGAAGTATGTTGATCAGCATAAGAGATTGACAATACTCGATAATCTTCACCTGAAACAGTAAGTGACTCGTTAGCTCCTAATTGACTCAATGGGAATGGAGTTCTGTAAGGGCTTGGTCTGTTTCCAGCACCAATAGCATTCTTACTGTTCTTCAATTCCATTTGAGACACTTGCCAGTCTTGCCCGAAAGGTATTGTAGGAGCAGTTGTAGAAACTGTTCCATTACAATCAAATCCTCCAAGAAGGCCAATGTTAAGAGAAACAAATTGACTATTTACTACATTAGCAATAGGAGACATAGCACCTACAGCAGGAGTAGCATGTCGACCACCAGCAATAGAAATTGACCAGCTAGAGTCAGCAAATGCTTCGCCTACGGCTTTAGTAATAACTTCAAAGTCAGTGCTGTTACCTCCAGTTCCAGTACGTCCTGGCATTTCTACTGGACGATCCAATACAGCAGTATCACCAGAAACTGATTCTACACGATAAATTGGGTCAGCAGTAGTAGGAGCAGTACCATCTTCATCAGAGATACGAACAAAATCACCAGCAACAAGAGTACCATCATAAGTACCACCAGCACTGTGATCCCATCCACCAGCAGTTGTCATTTCATTGCTTCCTTTAACAATAGTAACGTTATCATCAAAATCGTTAGTAGCCGTTACAGCAGCGCTGTTAATAGGCAAAGCAAGCCCAATCAAAAACTCATTAGGATTCAAGGTAAACAAAGCATTTTCTTTATCTGCGTTAATGTTTTCTGCAATACCCATTGCAACATCCCATGCAGCACCTTCAGGGCATCCACATGCACTTCCACAGCATCTAGAAACATAAGAATATGTTTTAACTAAATCTTGGTATCCATAAGATTGAAAAATCTTTTCTGATTCAAGACGTACTTTAATAATATACTCAGTTTCACAATCTCCGCTAAATGAGCTAATAGTAGCAGAGCCAGCAGCACCAGCGTCTGCATCAATAGCCGCAAGGTAAGTAGGAGCAGAGTTAAAAGTCGGAGACTTTCTTAATTCAGTTGCGCTAACTTTCACAGCGTAGTAGTGACGAGTAGGTAGAGCAGCAGCAGTGCCAACAGCAGTATTTGTATCTGCGTTGAAAATAGCAAGTTCTCCTACAGTACCACTAGCAAGAAAAGCAGCGAGTGTTGTAGTGTTAGCAGTGATACCACCAGTATCATTTACTACTAATACACTTTCTACAGGTCTTTCCATTTTAGTAATTTTTAAGGATTAAAATAATTATTCATTCTGTGCAACCTTTGCAGCTTTAAATTGGAAACCTGGAGAGTTAACACTACCCGATGCCATTTGTACTGCAAGATCCACAATTTCTCTGTGGGTATGATCAGGAAGTTCACATCCTTGATCTTGGTTTACAGTACTACCATCTGGATAATTATATGATTGTCCAGGCAATCCGCTTACAAAAGCTATTCGCTTCGGCTGTCTAAGATAGTCAAGGATGAACGAATTTATTACAAAACTTCCATCAGTATATCCAAATACCTTATTAGAGTCAGCAACTGTATCGCTTTTTGTACCATATACAATTGGCACTTCTCCCCATTCAAAACTGGGCTCATAGTAAGGATCTGTCAATACACTACTCAGATCGTCATGCTGCGTAGGCGTACAGACGCAAATTCTGCGTCCGCATGGTTCTTTAGAAGTCTCTGCCTGAAGACGTATAGCAAATATGTAATCTCCAGGCAGAGTAGCTTCAAAAGAATTGTCGATAGTCAATGCCGTTACTGGCAATGATTGATCTTTGATAACTAGGTTTCTAAGATCGTCTATCCTTTTTTGTGTTGTCTCAAAACCTTCACCTTTTATATTATTTATGCCGTACCTCTGCTTCATAAACACTTCCATAGCCTCGTTTAGCCACCAGTCTATTTCAGGCGCTTTAAAATTTGCCTGGTCTTGACTGTCAACTTTATTGAACTTCAGCTTGAAGTCATAATGCATGTCTTGTACGGTCATACCTAATTATTAGGATCTAGCTTCTAGATCAGTTTTTAGTTTAACAAGCATTTCTTGAGATTTTGGATTCAGTAGGTTTAGTACTGTATCCTCAAAGTCAAACCCTACTTGCTGATCATTGTAAAGATATGCGGTACCTTTTCTTCTAAAGATTCCTTTTCTCTCTAGGTCGAAAATCAACGCCTTTACTTTAATCTCTTCTGGTTTAGCAGAAGCAACTTTGATAAATTTTGATGGATTATCTCTAACAATTTCATACAGTTTAGTATATGAGAATTCCTCTGATGTATTGTCCGCAGACTTACCAAAGACTTTGAGAAGATCACATCGTTTATTATGAGTAAGCTTTGTAAAGATTCCCATAGCTTTAGCCTCAACTTCGATTTCTCTAGCTTGAGTTTCTACTTCATCTTGCTCGTCATAAATAACATACTTTGCACCAGGCCACTTGCCTTCTGCATATTCTTTTTGAGAATTTGCAACCATATTACTAGCCCGCATTAGACGTACTTGAAGCTCATCGTTAGGTTTATTAGTGTCAAAGATTGTAGTCTTATCTTCTAACTTAACTTTAAAATTACCCCAGTACTCATTTGCTGATGATGAAGTTAGGTCTACTCCAAGAGCAGTTCCTAGCCTTGTTTCATCTTCTGGCTCTAATCCAGTTGCAAGTTTCCCGACTCTGGAATCATACAATGCCATAATGGTGTCATACGTTCCTTGAAATTTGGCACGGCCTAGTTTATCTAGACCATGCCATTTTTCCTTGATGATTGGTTTTACGTAGACTAAATGTGTTTCTTTAGCTTTCATATTACGTAAAATTGGTTATTAGTTTTGTGCCAAAATCAACTCTCCACAACGAGTAACATCGTCAATCTGAACTCCACACTGATCGTGAACGATCATAGTGTAAGAATCTTTAGCGTTTGACATGATACCACCCTTGTTAGCTCCGTAAGGAGTTTGAAGACCTGATACGTACCCAAGTTTGTACCCACCTTTTTTGTGTACATACTTGATGTTAGCGTCACCTTTTGCACCACCGAAATCCAAGAATGTGAATCTCATAGACTCAATTGGAACTTGAAGTTCATCATGGTAGATATGGTTAATCTCACGATCATCATAAACTGGGTTGTGACGAAGTGTAAGAGTAATACCATTCGGGCCGCGATATTTAACGAATTGACCACCGAACTCCAAGTTAGAACCTGATCCCCCAATAAATTTAGAATCAACAGTCAAAAAAGGAGCTGAAGCGTTCATCATAGCTTGGTGGAATGCAAGCATTCCGTACTCACCTGTGTACGCAACAATGTTTCGGTTAGACATATCAACTCGTCCGAAGAAAATATCTAGAAGATATTCACGGATAAGTTTTTCACTAAGAGTGTTGTAGAAGTGTACGTGAGAATCCTCAAGTAGTTCCTGAACACCTGGGCCTGTACGCGCGATACGTCCATTAGCTCCAGCAACTGAAGACTGAGAACGTCCGTACCATAGACCTCTTTCTTTTTCTTTGTAGAACTGGATCCAATACTCGGCTTCAGCATACTTCAACCATTTGTAGTCTTTGTATACTTTTCCGTTAGCATCCATCAATGCAACAACCAGTGATTGGTTAGCAGCATCTCCAGTTACAGAGTATTCTTTACGGTATGTTGAAAGGTTCGAGCGAAGTTTCATTGGCATAGCGTAAGTAGTAGAACCAGATTGGTCACCACCTTCTTCATATACCGAGAACATTTTGCTCCACTGAACACCTGCAGCTTGTGCAGCAGCGCTTAGTGCATCTGTCTGAGAATCTGACATCAATCGTGCTACATACTCAAAACCAACCCCAGGGCCAGCAGCCGCAACAGGGCCAGATTGAATACGTACTAATTGACGACTTACTCCAGCAGAAGGAGAAATAACATCACCAGGTTTAAACCAGTCTTCATCAAGTGTAAGTGTGATTTCAGAAAGAGAAATACCACTTCCAGAAGCTGCAGCAGTTGCAACCAATGGACGTGTAGATGCTCCCATCATTTCCCACTCCCAATCAAAAGACGAAATTTCTTGGGTTCGACCCATACCTTTAGTCATTGCTGTAAGAGGATTATCAGCGACACGGGTAGCTGTGAACACTCTGGTGAGCACTTTATCAAATTTATGCGGCTCAGCCATGAATGCAGCACCCAGGTGATTAACCTCTGTGAAATTAGCATGAAAAGGTCTGGTCAAGACCGCTAATTTAGATTGTGCTCTCATTTTGTAAAAATTAGAATGTTAAAAATTAAATCATCCAGGCATCACTAGAAGCTTTGCCTGTCTTTTTATTACCACCAAATTTAGCTTGTGTAGCAGTTTTTGATTTACTACGCTGAAGTTGGTCTTTAAGTTTAGATGATAAGTTAGTTGTAGTTTTTTTCTTAACTCCATCCAAACTAAAGTCTGTCATTCTCAAATATGCTCTAAGAATAAAGTCATCAACATTCTTACCCGCTTCCATTTCGTCAGCTTGAAACTGAGTCACATATTGTGGCCCATTTGGAGTGTCAATTTTTACAGTATTATCAGTCATATAAGAGATAAGATCCTTTTTTACCTTTCTACTCATAGGAAATCCTTTGATTTCTGGAGAATCGGTAATGGTCTTTTGTATATCATTAAGCACTTCTTGTCTTTTTTGAAGCTTTTCTGCCTGTTCTTGCTCTTGTTTTTGTGCTAATTGCTTCTTTTGAGCATCATAATAAGCAGAAAGTTTCTGTTGTGCTTTCTTAGATTGCTGTTCTAGCTTGCCTAAGTCTTCGTAATCTTGCAAAGTTTCTTGAATATCTTCTGAACTATCACCTCTTAGCCTTAAAAACTCTTGTAATACAGCTCTTTGGTTAGAAATATTCTTTTGTCCTTCAAGATTTACTCTTGTAACATCGGGAGCAGAGTACACATTTGTAAAATCTGATACTGATCCTCCTTGCATTAAGTGTCTTAGCAAGTCTTTCCCTTCTTGAGGTAACGCTCTTTGGAACAATTCAATTTCTTCTTTTACTCTACTCTCAATAGTACCAGCAAAAGCATCCATTAGTCCTTCTTCACTAGCTTCAAAGTCTTCAGGAAGATCAAGAAGTTCGTTTTCGTTTAGCATTTTAGCAAATACAGAAAACTCATTGTCTTCTTCTTCTGTTTCCTCAACTACTTCTTCTTTCTTTTTAGAAGTTTTCTCTTCTGTCTCTTCTTCCTCCTCAGATTCTTCTTCTAATTCATCTCCTGGGTCAAACTCAGGAAGTTCTTCCTCCTCCTCCTCAATCTCTTCAGCTTTAGGAGTTTCTTTTTTCTTAGGAGTTTCCTCTTCTTCGAAGTCATCGAACATGTCTTGTTTTGCTTTTCCTTTAGGAGCATCAAAGTCAAGAACAGGCTCTTCTGTTGAAGATTTAGGTTCTTCAATTAAAGAGTCAAGATTGGAATCGTCAATATCCCAGATCTCTAGATCATTTGTGATTGGTTTTGAATCTAAAGTTTCTTTACTCATTGTGTTTAAAATTGATTACAAAAATAATTTAGTTTATATCAATATCATAACAAAAACTGTTATGTAAATTGCTTTTAAAAATTTTCTATAGCCAAAGCTATATTTATTTATCAGATCCATTAACTGTTACTGCAGGTAAACCCATATATAAATACTCAGGTCTGTTAGGTTCTCTGTTAAATTCCCACATAAGAGCATCATTATCATAGAAATTATGTGGCCCTGCCATAAATCCACCATCTTCTCTCCACACACCTCCTATATATTCACTACCGCCTTTTTGTTTACTATACTTAGACTCTGCAGAAAAGGTAGGATGGTTTGGTTTTTTAAATGTATCTGAGCCATGATTATCTGGATCTGAATTATTTTTCCATTGCCCTGATTTCCAATAACCTTGTATATCGTATACACCAATATCACGAGGATTACCAAAACCTGCTTCTAACCATAATTTATAATGAATTTTTTCTATAGGAGTTAGTTCTGTATTAAACTTGTCAGCAAAAGCATCTTCTATACGCATGTACGTATCATCACCAGGCTCTGCATATTTTAAAAGTTTATTCATATAATCATCTCTATATGGCTGTCTAGACTGAAGTGCATTTGCAAACGGATCTTCAGGGTCAGTTACTTCTCCTCCTTCTTGAAACTCGTCTAAATCTTTTAATTCTAGCTCTTGCTGACGTATATCTTCTTCTAGAGCCCTTTGATATTCTTCTTCCGCAAAAGTCCGTTTAGGATTTACTGGTAATCTGTTATATATCTCAAAAGGAGTTCCTCCAAGTCCTTCTGTAATCCCTTCTACACCAGATTGAATATGTTCAGGAAAATCATATTTATCATAATATGAATAATACTCTTCTTTAGTTTCTGGATCAATACCTTTTCCTATTTGAAAAGTGCCTAAAGCAGAATATTCATTGTAACCAGATTCATCCATATTTTCCCAATCCCAAGGAAGATCTGCTTCACTAAACTCAACCATTTTGTTTAATGGGATATCTTGTGTTTTAGCAAATTTTAAAATCTGTCTTTCTAATTTAGGATCTAGTTTATAATAAACTGCGTCAGGATTTTTTGCTATAGAAGGTTTATTAGGAGAGAGAGAAAAATATTTAGGATTTAGATTTATATCTAAATACTGTTTAAAAGCTTCTTCGCTTCTAGGATCTACAAAAGTTGTTCGTGGAGAAACATCTGTATCCTTACCTATACGCAATGCATTAAAATAATTATCTAATGTTGAGTATGCAGAAGGTATTATAAGATTATATATATCCTCTGCTTTTTTTCTACGCTCAAACTCTTGTTGAGCTTCTTCTTTAGATATAGGCCCATTTGGATATGCTAAAGGTTGCGGATCAGTAACTTCTCCTCCATCTTCTTTGTAAATATTAGGATTAGTCATATCAAACATACCATCATTTCCATATGTAGATTTAACAAAATTACCAGGTCTATTATTTACCATTAATACACTTCCAAAAGATTCATCATATATATCTCTAAGTAATGCATTATCTATGTCTAACTCAATAATTTTTTCTAAAATATCATCTGTGGCAGGGTTAGTTCCTTTAAACGCTTGGTTTAATTTATCAGTAACAGCCTTTTTTCCTGAAGATATATTTACTGTGTTTGGAGTATAATTTTCAAATCTTTTGAGATTATCTTTAGTGTTTTGCAAAGTTTCTTCTAATAATTTCTTTCTATGAGGATCTGTTTCATTTATAATTTCTTTTTCTAATATAGGTATACGTTTTTTATTACCTTTAATATTTAAATCTATATATTTGTTTAAATCCCTATTTAAATCTAAATGTCCCCAATCCTGACCTAATAAATTAGTAAAGTCAGCCGCATTATCTGAGTTTTTAACATATAATTCGTGAATTCCACCAAAGTTACCATGTTCAGGAGAAGCGATTGTTTTAGGATTGTCTATATAATGAGCGTACTTTTCTGCCTGTGACTTATCTAAAGAAGTAAATACTTTTTGTTTTATCTCAGGAAAATGATGTTGAGTTCCTCTATAGGCATAATAAGGATCTATTTCTCCAAAAGCAGCTCTAAAGTTTTTACTTCGCTGTTGTACAAACTGTTCTGGGGTACCTGTAAACTCAGAACCGTCAGGATTTTTCATCCAAGTACCTTCTTTTTTTGAAAGAGCCTCGATAGTATTATACTCTTCTATAAGTTCTTTATTATCTGGAATTTCTTTATTCCATTTTCCCCAATCTATTTCTGATTTAAAATTTTTAGGAATTTTAGAAGATTTAAAAAAAGACTTGAGTTTATTTAAATAGGGTTTTACTCTATTTACAATAGGGCCTGCAGCTCCTGGAAGTGCAGCAAATAATGAATACAATGCAGCATCTCCATAATTACCTTCATTAAGATGATACCCTATACTGGAAAAATCTGCATCTGGTGTATATGCAAGAGGGTTTGTGGGATCATCTCTATACTTTTGCATACGATCTTCTATAGACCCTCTTTGTTCATCAAATAACTGTCTAGCAAAATTTTGAACTTCTGCGTTTCTTTTTTGTTGATTATAAAAAGAAGAGTTATCAAGAATTGGATCATTCCAATTATATTTTATTTGGTCTGGTTGTATTGTTACTTCAGGCAACATGCCACCAGAATAAACTTTCCCTTCAGTTTGATATTTAGGTAATTGATACCCATTTTGAGCTTTTACAAGTCCTCCTTGCTGTAATTGAGGTAAGCCTACATTTTTCTTAAAATCTGCGTAAGAATTAAACCCACTGTTTTTAGCCATAGCATTTTCAAGTTCAGCTATGCTTTTACTTCCAGGCTTTCTTCTTTTTAGTGATTTATATTTTTCTAATTCTGCTAATTGTATTTCTTTAGGATATTTAAGTAAGTTTTCAAATTCAAAGCTATCAGGATAAAGGTCAAACACATCTTTAGAAAGGCGGGAGTTGCCTGACCTTTCAATTGTATGGAGAGGAGTATTGCCGTGAATTTTACTACTACCCCCTCCAAAAGGCGATCCTATTGTTTTTAAAACTGGATCTTCTACTTGATAATACATACCAGTTTTTTCATCATAGACATTTTTTAGAACAGGTTTATAATTACTAGCAGGCTTATAGAGCGCAACATCTTTTCCTTCCTTCCAATTCTTTTCTAAATACCTTTCAAACAAATCTTTTCCACTCTCATCCCCTTCTTTTTTACTGTATGAATTTACTATGCTTTCAAATTCATCATTTGTAGTATTTGGGTAATACTTAACATTTTTTTGATTAGTATTTTTAATTATATCCTCGTACAGTTTTTTATCCCTAGTAAGTATTAAAGACCCTTCAGGCACCTCCATATTTTTTGAATTATAAAAAAATGTATCTGTAGGGTCAAAATCTAAGGCATATCCTTTTTTTGACAAGGATTCATAATCACTAATAATAGCTGTAGATTTACCTTTCCAACTACCATGACCAGGATCTCCTATATGCCCATAAGACCAATGTGAAGTATTTCTATTAACGGTAGTATTAGAAAGTCCACTTTCTGTCATTACAGTATACGGCTCTACATTATTAAATAATTTTCCGTCTTTAACTACAAGATTATTTTTATCTAATACTCTAGTCAAAGGAACTTTACTTTGTAACTCTTTTGTCTTTTGTGTAAAAGCTATATCATCTTGAGCTGTTTTTATTTTCTTTGAATCTAAAATTAAATTATCTGAAGATGCTAAAGATTTTTCTTTAATTTGTTGCACTTTTGGCAGTACTTCTTCTATTAAATCTGGATTTAAAGTTGCTTCATCTAAGCTAGTAGCTAAAGTTTTACTAAGATTTTTATTTCTAGGGTTTAAATAAGATTTTACTTTATTTACTACGGGACCTGCAGCTCCTGGAAGTAATCCAAAACCAGCATAAAGTGCAGCATCAGTGTACTTACCTTGGTCATAATGATCTGCTGCATTAATAAAGTCTGGTATAGGATTAACCATTGAAGCAGCATCTAAAGCAAATCTTCTGCCCTCTTCTGCTGTATCTCCATATCCTAACAATCCAAGAAAAAAATTTTTCTCTTTCCTAAGACCTTTTGCATCTACGAACTTTCCTACATCAGATTTTTCAAAGTCTTCCCACCAATCTCCAAAACTTGTTTCTTTTATAGGTTCAGTAGCATATTTTTCTACTCTACCTTTATCTTGGTATTTAGGCAATAAATATCCCTTAGCTCTTTTTTTAGATTTACGTTTAGCCATTTCGTTTACGTGTTTTTCTTTGGGATACTCTTCTTTCTGGATCTTTACCAGCAGCTATTGCACAATACCCATCTTCACAATAACATTGCCTAGGGTGTGTTTCACACCATCTAGTTTTTACTTTTTGCTCTTCTGTCTTTATCTTTCTCTTCTCTGTCCTGGGCACGTTTCTTTTCTTCTAGTTCCTTTTTGGTTTTCATTTCTTTTTCTTTGATATCAAGCTTACGATTTTCTACATCAAGTTTCTTTTCGTTGAACTCTGTTTGAGTTCTAAGCCTTTCAATTTCAAGTTGATCAGGTACACCATTATCGTTTATATCTTGATCCATTTGCCCTTTGAATGCATTGATTTCTGCTACACGTATTTTAGTTTCATTGTCTAGATCAATTTTATATTTGTCAAGTGCATTTTTCTCATCAGCAATTTGTTTTTGTATTTGAGCTTGTTGCATTTGAGCTTGTTGCTGTTGCTGTTGCATTTGAGCTTCACGTTCTCTACGTGTATCTTCTGCTTTTTCAAGCAACGTTCTCATTTCACTAGTAGACTCACTTGAGAATAGTTTAACAATATCGGATAGTTCTGCCTGTTGATTTTGTAGTGCCGCATGCGCGAGTTGTCTCATTGTCAAGAATATCTCTTGATCTCTAGCAGAATCAGATATAAATATGTTAAAATTAGACTCTGTAAGTTGTGCAGGTTCTATTTTTAGAAGGTTTACAGTAGAATCATCTAGTACGTATTGTATCTTTTTTATATCACTGTCAGCCCAAGCTACTTTTGTAGTATCAATAAGAGCTGTAAGAAGCTCTGCTTTTAGTTGATTGTGTGCGTAGAACCACTCTTCTGTAATATGAGAAGATTGTACAACAGCTTGTTGTGTATTACCAACAAGTTCATTTGCAGATACTTGACCTTCTCTTTGTTTAGTTACTCCTGATACTTCAGAACATTGCTGCTCTAGATATTCTAGTAAACCTATTTTCTGCTGTATGGTCTGGGCCATTGATAGATCAATAGCTTGCCATTGATTAAAGTTAGATGGTTTATTACGCTGACCTTCTTCGTTAGGATTAATGAAGGCCATTCCCATAGCATCAAAATAGTACAACCATTTTTCCATGTCAACTCCAAGAGAAGACGGTATCTGATTTATATCTACTAAGAATTTTTTTCCTTTGTCTGCTGCTAAATCTAGTTCTAGTCTGTACATAATAATATTATACAGATATTGATACGGTTTCATTCTATCAATCATAGACACAGGAGCAGCATTAAGGTTATTATACGCTATACCTACATAGCCAAGTTTAGCAGAGTGTAGGTTATCCATATCTTTAAACTGATTAGGCTTAGGTCTAATATTTACATAGACATCATCGCCTATTTTAGTTCCTTCCCATATTTCAGGTACCCATTCCCATCTAATATCTATATCACCAGCATCTTGGTTCATTTTATAAGTCTCATCAACAATTGTTTCTTGTTCTTCAAGTTCTTCATCTAAGAACTTTAAGAAACCTATCTTACGCAAAGACCTCCACTCACAGTGGACTACTTTTAAATATCTAGAGCCCTCTGGAGTGGATTCATCCCCATCCCATTCAAATGGATAATTAGAGTCAAAGAAGTTGTCATCTGAATCATAGTGGAATTCGGTAGAGCCGAGTGGATGGGAAGCACCGATAAGAGAGGTATCGGTATAGAGATCTTTGATTTGAGTTTCTGTAAGATACTCTCCAAAAGTATCTGCTACAGATCCTGGGGTCATTCTCATTACATACTTAGCCCATTGACCGTCTTGTATGTAGTCTATATCAGGATCTTTGTCGTATTCAAAATAAAGAGGATTTACAACTCTAACATCTGGTTCTCCATTTACAATACCTGTCCAATAGATTTCTTCGCCAGAAATTAAAGCATGTTTCCATCCTTTATTAAATTTTTCTCTAAGTCGTTGAGACTTTTTCATATAGTTCAAGATCTGGGTAGCCATAATCTCTCTTGAACCTTGATAAGTTCTTTTCATATACTCATCAATCTGTGGAGGTGTCATGGCTTGTTGTATCTCAGCCATTTTTTGCTGTTCTGCTTGAACTGCTTCAGGATCACGCGCATCTTCTGGCCCTCCAAACTGCCCAATACCTTGAGCAGCCATAGCCTCTTGAACTTTCATTTGTATCTGCTCACGCATGTACTGATCAACAAGTTCTTTCTTTTCTCGTTCTCTATCAGTAATTGCATCTGGGTTATTAGATACAACTTTAAAATTAAAAGGTCTTTTTATTTCTTCTCCAAATAAAACTCGGAGTTTAGCAGACATAATATCGTAATGTCGCATTTCTGCAGGCATCTCACCTACAGCATCTCCATAGGGAGCACAGACATACTCAAAATCATTCTTAGATAACTTACCATTAAATAAATCGTAGTTGGCTCGTTTACGATCCCAATCAACACGACCATCAAAACTAAGAGAGTCATACTTATCTATCTCGTCAACAACTTCCTTACCCCAGGCATTGTTGTTTTTAGTTTTTTGCTTTTGTGTAAGCCTTTGTTGTGGAAAAGAATAACTACCCATAGTATGGATTTAATTTAGAACTAAATATTAAAATATGACAAAATTATCTATTTCTTTTTAAAAAAGTTATTTGTATTTCCAAGTAAAAATTCACTTGCACTGTTTTTATATGGCTCTTTTACAATTTCTCTGTCATATTCTTCTTCTATACAAAACATTAATTGCATAAATCCCATCACTCTATCGAAGTTTCCATCCCTAAAGTATAGAATCATCTCTTCAATAAGAGCAGGACTTGGCAGCAAATCCATGTTATATATTTTAGTACCGTCTTCGCGCGTACCTCGCTCTGTCCATAGCCATCTTAAGATAAACTTTTCACCAGCATCTTTCATACGAACGTTCATGTGACATCCTTTTATTCTTGATACTGTAGAGTTTTCTATAACTTTAGATATAACATTATCTGGCTGATCTGCTAATAAATGTAGCTTACCTCGTCTTTTAAAATAGCTTAGAACTTCACCTCGATCATTCTCAAACATAATTTCTGCATTACCAAAGTATTCAGATAATAATTCTAAGTTTCTATTATAGATTTCAATATTGTCTGGTCTGCCTACGTATTCTGCTACAATTTCATCGTAACCATAGTCAAACTTCTGATAAGTTTTATATACAAAAGCAGCATTAAGAGATTTACCACCTGACTTATCAAAAGCAACAGGGTCAAGTCCTATCTTATATAGACCATGAGGTATATCTTCAGGTGGATGTTGATATACTACAACACACCCATCTTGAGGATCATTAGGCCCGTGTGGGAATTTATTCAACGGGAATAATCGTTTCTCTAAGTCAGGTCTGAACCTTACTCTTCCTTCCTCCTCAAACAATGTTCCAGGAGTTGCAAGTTTTTTATATCTATCGTCTGATTTAAGTTTAGCAAGTACGTTATATAATTCGATTGCAGGAAATACAGATCCTTCATTACGCAAAAAAGCTTCTTTTGGTGTATGAGGGTGCTGGGTCACCATCATATTGTAAGCTTTTGGATCTGCTTTTTTCTTTTCTTCTCGCTCAAGATCCATATCTTCTTGAGCTTTTGGTCTTAATGCATTACCTGCTTTGTCTACAAATGGCTCTCTGTACCATGCATCATCTACAAACCAACCTGCTTCTCCAATAGCATTTTCGTCATAAATGTTTTCATAACTTCTTAATCCATAGGCACTTGGATTATAGAACATAGCCTCAAAATCAGCATTAGTTCCGTTTTTACTGTTACCACCCGTACCATACAGAATAGGAATACCAATCATAATATTACCATCCTTAAAAAGAGGATAAGAACGTTGATATGCTTGCATAAGCCCAGGCCAGTCCCCTGCTTCTTCAAATAACATACGTTCTGCTGTACGTCCTACTGATTTTTGTGGACTATCTTTGAAGCTAAGTGCAAGAAGTTCTGATTTGTAACCCTTTTCAATATTGACACCAGAAATAGGATCTTTTTCTACGTAACCTGCTTTGATATGATCTTGTCTATCTATAAGAGTCCCTTTTACCCAATCAGTGTGCTGATTTAAGAAGTTTATCATATTCTTAGCCATTTCCATAGTATTGGCCCAGAATGTTTTTTCGTATGCAGCTAGAATTGATATAGAAAAAGGAAACCAATGGTATTTCCACGCCATACCAAAAGCATTCTTGTAAGACCAACCCTTACGTCTTGCTTTTACTACTATCATACCTTCGCCATTAAGCTCTGCTTGCTCAAGTTCGTGGTACCAATAATAGTCCATGTCTAAGAACTTAGGAAATGTGTCAATTTTTCTAGTTCGACCTCCTTGTTCTACAGTAGCTAAGATTCTACCAAAGTTAAGATATGCGTAGTGCTCACCTGTAATACGCACACCTCCTACAGTGTAGCCTTCTTTACAGCGTCTTTCTTGTTCGTCCCAAAATTCTATGTATTCGCTTGTACCTTCTGGTGCATCAGTATAATAACCGTGTTTTAAAAAATACTTAGAAGTTTCACTAAACTCTTCGGTATTTATAAATTTAAGGTACTGTTGTCCTGTATGTCGTACAGGATTGTCAAGAGTTGGATCTATCTCATCCCAAGGAGTTGCTATTATTCTCCGTGACGAGTTAATACTGCTGCTCTCATTGGATTGTATCTTCCCTCTTTGTCCATTACGGTTTTTAACTCCTGACATTTTTCGTATTCTTCTAGTTCACTATAGTAATCAATTACAGGCTGTAGCATAGTATCAGTATCTTCAAGATCTGGAAACCAATACTCCCCAGAATCTTCAAGTTCTGCATAGGATATTTTACCAACAGCTACGATATATGCATTTTCCATAGCTTGAGATAAAATATACTCTCTTTCTTCTGCTGTTAATTCACCGTCCTTGTCCATTGTATTTTTTGACATAGTTCTTAGAAGCCTTGTTATTAGAGTGTTTGGTTTTTGCGTGCACTCCTTTGCGTCTAATTTTTATTTTTTCTTTTGCGTCTGGATAATTAGACGATCTCATTTTTGACATCTTTCGATTCTATTAAAGTGTATGTAAACAGATCACCCCAATGATCTGCAGCTTCATTTACTGTTGCCATAAATTCAGCAAAATCTAAATTGTTTGCAATAACTTGGCACCCAGCGCTCCATTTATCTATCTGAGTTGATGTACCTGATGAAGATGCTCTATGTATATTAATACCAAAAACACCTTCTTGTATAGAGTTGGGATCATAATCGTAGTTATCATCTAGATTATCATCTCTATATACTTTTACTTTGCCTGATTGTTTCAAAGCTTCGTACTTACCTTGGTGTAATCCAATAGTATATGCTCCTCTATACTGACCTGGTACAAGAATAGCTACTCCATCTGGATTCAGCAGGTTTTCTGCCCAGTGTTTACCTGGGTCAGTTGTACAATCAGCTTCCCAGTATACCCAAGTATCTTTATCTGTTTTATAAGATACTGTAATAAGATCATCAAATTTGTTTGTGATCTCGTTCCCAGTTTCTGAATTACGGATTCCTACAATGTTCAGATTAAATATACCGCTTTCAAACCATTTGTAGCCTTTTGCTTTTACAGCATCTTTGATTTGCTCTAATGTAAATGTCATTTTAACGTGGATCTTCTCTATTTCCTTTTCTTCTTTGTCCTCTAAGCGAACCTGATTCCGACACCTCTTTTTGAACTGTTTCTGTTACAATTCTAAGAGAGTCTACAATACCACCAATAGCTTTTAATGCTGATGTTACATCACTTGGCTTATATACTGGTCTATTATTCTTATCACGTTCGGTCAGATCTACAGATTCAAGATAATCAGTCAAATTATGGACTGTTCTTTTCGCAGCATCTAGCAAAGACATAGAAGGAGTACGCTGTAGCTCTCTATATTTTTCCATTGCAACCCGCATATCTGGATCTGGAGTATAGTTTTCGTCTTTCATAAAGTCTTTACCAACTATACTTTCTAATTTATTAATTGTATGTGCAGATCTATATGGAGATCTATAATCACATACAAAATAGATAAAGGAAAGCTGTTTTATAGCTACTCCCTTATCTTTTGTTTTGTCTTTTTTCCAAAGTTTTTCAAACTCTGGTATTAGTAATGCTTCTGGTGAAACAATTACAGTTCGTTCTTTAAGATCAAATAGCTTCATTTAAACTTTGCAAATAAGCTAGTTTCTCTAAATACATGAAAAACCTCACGTTCTATTATTACAGGTGTACTGCCATGTGGAGGTAATAAAATGTCTTCTCCTACTTTGAAGTCTTTAACTTCTGGGCCGACAGACATTACTAGTCCGCTAATAGTTTTTTGAGTTTCCCGTGCAGTATCTTCGCTTACAACAAGGCCTGATTCTGTTTCTATGCTAGGTAATTCTACTTTTACAAGTATATTATTACCTATCATTACTACATCTTTTATGCTTTTTTTCATACCTATTATTTTACCACTTTCCTAGTGGGCATTTCTTTTCAGGTGCATAGGTGTTAGCTGGAAAAGCACATCCACATTCTCCACATTTGTAACCTTTATACACATCATTTGCTTTTGCTGCAGTTTCTGGAGATACAGAAAACCTGGTCTTTACCATTTTCTTAGGCTCTGCTGGAGTAGCGCCTGGGACAAGCCTATTTACAAATCTAAACAGCCCTGATTCAGTTAATTTATCGCAACCTCCACAGATTTCTGCACGTTTATCTGCAAGTTCTTTAATTTTAGGATCAAGCTCAGCAGATTCTTGTACTGCTTTTATGTAATTACTCCATCCGTCCTTTATATTCTTAAGTGCCCCCATTACAATCCTTCTACAAATCTGTCAAATTTACCAGCTTTGATCTCATCTATAAGATCTTTAAAATGACCTTTTTGCCAAACAGTAAATCCTTCTTCTTTTCCCCCTAGTATTACATTTTCTAGATCTTCATGGATAGAAACAGAAGGACATGTCTTGCATGTTTTACATAAAGTCATTTGAACTCCTTTTTGAGGCTCTACATTTCTTTGATGTTGCTCTAGTAGATTCATTATAGTTCAATTAATAGGTTATAAAGTTTGCCTTCTAGCTTTTTACGCTCTGAGTCTTTAAAAAGAGGCTTTACATTATCACCTCCAATAGCAAGAGCACTCATAATAGTATGAGCATCTTTTGTTTTAAGCTCTTTGTGCGATGCCATTTTGTTAAATTCATAGGCTTCTCTTTGCTCTGCCGTCATTATAGGCATTTCGCTTATTCCATTGGAATTTTCCATTAAATAATTGCTTTTAATTGTTTGATTATATTGTCTCTGTTAGAGATCTTTTTTGCAACTGTAAGAATTTCTACTTCGATATTTTTTATATCTATAAAAGGAGTAAGCTCCTCTATTTCATCTACAAGTTCAGCAAGTGTAGATTGTAGCTCAGCTTTTTCTTTCTCAAAAAACCCGATAGCCTTATTTATTTTGTTTGCCTTATTTTCCATAGCTTCTTTATTTCCTTCTTACCCTCTTCCTTATCAATTGTACCATTTCTTATTTTTCTAATAAGGCTTCGTATAAGAGCATCTATTCTTTGTTTTTTAACTTTAAACGTTCCAAAGTTATGTAATAAAATATTATCAAGCAACCCGTCTTCCATAGACTGACGCACATAGTTAAATTGATGGCTTACAATATGTGTAATAACAGGACGAGGTATTCCCATTTCTTCTGCCAGCTTTTTTATTATTTTTTCGTCTGGCCTCATTAGCTACTTAGAAGCGAAAAAGAAAAAGTAAGCTCTACTTCTTTTTCATTTTTAGGTATAGATATCTTAGGATTTAGCTGCAGCTTCCCGTTCTTATCAGAAAAAATAACCCCTTTGTTCTTAAAATACTTTATATAGTTATCTAGATTAGAATGGGTTTTAAACCCAAACTTTTCACGTACATAACTTCTAGCTTGGGTACCAAATCTATCATTTTCTACTAGATCGCCTTCAAGCTCCATAAATGCAGATAGTATCTCTAGTTCCTTACTAGTTAAGGGAAGGGGGAGGATGACATTTATTAACTTAAGATATTTAGGAATAAACTCTTTTTTACTAAGTCTTTCTTTCTTTACTCTCTTCATTGTGATATACTATAGCGCAAATATATACATTTATATTTTACCAATAGCACTCTTCCCCCTCCCTAGAATTTTTGTGCTTTTTGAAACCCCGAAACTCGTGCTGAGAAGCGCCTGCGCTTTTTCTGTCATCGTTGACAGGTTTGTCGTGCTTTGTGGACGCACGACATTAGACGTAGTAGCCCTGCTTCATTGCACCATTGTTTCTCTTGGCAGGGTATCCCCAGTTCTTCCCTGGGTTGTCATTGAGTACAAAGATAAGTAATTTTTTAAAAAATTTTCTGAAAAAATTTTAATCTGAGTACTCGAAAGAGTGATCCACCAAAAATCAAACACCCCTGTCAAACATTGGCGGAAGTATCCCCCGTCAGGCAGCAATGCAAAGACCAACAAAGGTCGGGGATTAACCCAAAACTTGTGAACTATGTTTGACTTGTCACAACCGACACAGCAACTAGTCGCTTACAAGTTCATCACAGCCTCTGAGCCTAAGTCTCATTGCTCTACACCAGATGTAGTAGCAACTGAGCGTGGCAACTTCCAGGTTAACATCGTGTTTGTTACGATGGGAGAGTTGAAGAGTATGCGTGAAGAAGCAAAGCTAGCTGAAGAACTAGGCTTGGAGATTTCCGAGCACGGTGCTAAGCGTGGCTTTATGATTCCGCAGTTCTTTGCAACAAAGGCTGAGGCTGAGTCTTGTAAGTTGAACACACTTTGGCACGTAGCTACCAAAGATGTCAAGTACCATCTAACTAAGATGGGATTGATTGACTCTGAGGATAGCGATGATGGCGAAGATTCAGTGTTTTAGTAGCGGAAGGAGGGGTAGGCCGAGATGGTCTACTCCTCTTTTTATTACAAGTTATGGGTACTTGATAAGTAATTATTAACCTCAAACTATATACGTTATGGAAAACTATCAAGACAACTCATCTAAGTGGTTAACTTCTAAAGGTCTAAGACCTGCTGAAGTCACAAAAGTATTTGAGCTTCTCACTGAGTTAGTGGGAAGAGACAGTACTGGATTTAAGTGGGTTGACAAAAGCGACTTGTATTACAAAGGTGAACAGTCTGTTTTCATCTCTGAAGACCATATTGGGTCAGACGTAGACAGGTGCGCTTGGAAAGTTACAAGAGTGTTGGATATAGCATCACTTATCTACGAAGAAGCTGATAACGGCTCTGTTGTCATTCTCTACAAAGAGAAACCTAAGACACCAGAGCAAGAAGCACTTCGAGATAGTTGGCCTTATTCAGTTCACATTGTACGAAGGTAAACACTCATCCGCAAGGGGCAGCAACACAAGCTGCTCTTTGTGGACAAAGCACATAGCACATTCAAATGCACATAGCACATTACACATTTAAATGCACATTACACACTCAAATGAAATTAGACATTACACATTCAAATGCACGCAAGAGTCAAGCATCTATTTGACATATTGGCAATTAGGTATTAACTAAAAACATAGAAACTATGCCAAAAAACAATTTCACCAAAGAGCAGATGGATGCTCTAAACCAATTCATCAACGAGTCTATAGAACGTCAAGCTGTTCACGATGCATTCAGACATCTAGAGAACAAGATAGACAGAGCTATGGGCAGTCGTTACAGCAGAGACTCAAAACTTGAAAAGCTATTGAACTCTGACCTCTTTAAACAACCTGAGCCGCCAAAGCCAGTTGTTAAAGGGAAGATTGACCTGTCAAAATACGAAGACACAACATTCGGATGAGACAGCTCAGGAACTTCATCATAATTCTATGTGTAGGGTCTCAGACTCTGCACATAGTAATTCTTTCTGTGTGGTTAGCAACATTCGGTCAAGCATTTAACTTGATTGAGGTTATAACCTGTCCTACAGTTCAAGTCTGGACTTACATCATTACTATATTTGTCTTTATATTTGATGTTGTTGCACTAGGCGTTGGCGAGTTGGACTTTTAGTTTGAGACGAGCAAGGGGCACTACGCCCTTTGCTCTTAAAACTTTATTCATTCACAATGCAAATAAAATGCACAATGCACTGGCACAGGGCAAAATCAAATGCACAATGCACAAATACACTATTCAAATACAAATACACGCAATGGTCAACCACCTTTTTGACTTTGTGCGCGTGCGGAGAGTACTGTTTTTCGTGCAATGTGCAATGTACTTATGTAAAGTGCAGTGTACCTTGTGCTTGCTACTCTTCCAAACGCCATTTTGACCTCTTTCCGCTACTGGTCACAAACACTATTGATACGTACATTATAGCATATTCGATGATTGTCAGTCACAGAGTTGCCTGTGCATTTAACAAAAACGCAACCGAATGTTTACGTACGCATCAGCCCTCAGTAACAGAGCAAAATTATATTGCAACGTTCTCTTGACAAGAGTTACACGTCCCAAATTAGGGCTCTGAATACTGAACCTTTTCAAATAATAAATAACAAATACAACAACAAAAACCAAAAACCAAAAACAATGGACGAAAACACAATTAATCCAGACGCTACAATTGTACTAGACTCACTTTCTTTGTCTCGTAATCCTGATAAACCTATCATTGATGACGAAACAGGTGTGGACGGTAAACTCAATCAGACTTCAGATGGTCGTGGCTATTGTATGGCGCATTTTCGCGATCCAAACAACCCATTTGCCGTGATTAGAACTCGTGTTCTTCAGCAACAGATGGACGCAAACGGCAAACCTGTATGGAAGTCTGCTACACCTGCTCAACTAAAAGCTTGGGTAGGTAAGACTATTCCAGGTGACTTTGTTACTCGCACTGTTGAAGAGTACACTGTCAATGGCAATAGCGCAACTACGTATACTGCTGTTGTACTCAAAGGAGAAAGCATTAGCTCTATCTTCAAGTCAGCAGGTCACGAGCTTGTTAACACTCAAGCCTATAACGTAGAACTGATTGACGAGGAACCAGACTCTGTGTTCTAAACATTTGTAACTAAGCATTAGACATTGTACTTTATGTACTTTGTCTTTTGCTTATTTATTTATTTATTTATTTATTTAAAATAATACTCAAATGTCAGAATACACAGACGAAGAACTAGACGAGCTTAATCAAGAGATTAAAAACGAACAAATAGAAGAACTCTATAAATTTTTATCAGATGATTAGAAAATATATAATCATTACAGAGTTTAATTCAGATACTATCATTCATATATCTGTAGAGAAATCAAACAAGCTAAAGCCTAGTTATTATAACAAAGGCGGTACAGTTAATGGTCTCAAATATGAGATACACGACTATAGCTTGAACGATGCAATCGCTCAATTATATCCAGATTGGAAAGAGCGAGAACCTGAGTTTAATTACGAAGGTTAATTATATTTTCCCCTAAGAAACGTTGACCACTACTTAGAATACCACGGAGGTGCGAAACTCAAGGTATGCTCAGATACGTTAAAGTGCGAGTGGAGGGGGAAATATTTATTATTAAATCAACTGATATCTTCAGAAGATGGAGAATACCAAGTAGCTGTTAGCAAATTTGCTTTCAGTGACGCTGTGAAAAACCAGACATCAGGTGCTCTATCTTAAGTTGCAACCTGAAGATTCAGTTGTATTTGGAGTTTAGTTTGTGTTTCCAACACGAATCTACAAGGAAACTTGGGGGGTTTGTGAGACACTGGCCTATCTGGTCGTTGAGTGGGAATGTACGCCCATAAACACAGGCTTTGCTCCAACTTTTACATATGTAGACCAGATCGGCAAGTCCGAAATTGAATGTCAATAGGCTTTTTACTCTCGTATTGAGTATCCACGATGGTTAGAATGTAAAAAGACTGCTTAATTGCATAGGACTGCTGGGTCTATATTATTAACACGCAGATATAATCAAGTCATCACTGCGGTATATAAATCAAAGAGCCAGGTTGCTGGGATAGAGAAAACCTTAAATAACTATCCATATTTAGTAAGCACGTATAAGTGGGCGTGTATTCTTATTCGGGGTATCCACATCATCCCGATGTTTTTATTAATCTGAAATTCAAATGCAAATGGGACTTGATGCTTATCTTTATAAATACAAAGGAAAGAACAGAAAAGAAGTAGATTTTGAATACAGTGGAGAAGAAGAAGAGATTCATTATTGGCGTAAACATCCAAACCTTGAACAGTTTATGTCTAAGCTTTATTTCAAAAAAGGAGGAGAAGGAACAGAATCTTTCGGAGGCCATAAAGTTTTTAACTGCTGCAAAGTAGAACTAAAAGAACAAGATATAAATACTCTAAAAGAGTTGATCATATCTGATAACTTACCAGAAGGAGGAGGATTCTTTCACGGCAACAATTCAGATGCGTATTATAAAGAGGAAACTCTTGATGCATTGAATAATGCAGTAGATGCCATTGAAGAGGGTGATAGAATATATTATACTTCTTGGTGGTAATGCAATAGATATCTGTTAACGATTAAAGAGTAAAACAACAAGTTGTATAGATAGTAACAATCAGATGCTGCAGCATCCAACGCACACAGGAGAGTGTGAACAATATCGAATAGACAAAGAAAGACAATTTGTTGAAATTCACCTGAGAACAATAGACAGTAGTAATAGAAGGTGGAGAAGCTTATAACTTCCAAATCCCTCGCAAGGAGAATGGGGATAGACCTACGCACACTTGCAATTATCATAGTTCTCGCCAAAGAGCGTTGTCTGTTGTTCTGTGCTTTGACAGAAAGAATCCCGTTTTGGCGGTGTAAATATTAAACTAATTAGCATCCAGAGTGGCATCTGGCAGGTGATAATTTATTGAAACCATTCTGATTCATTACAGACAGATAATCCCCTACGGACTTAGTATCGGAAGATTATCAACACTATCCAAGAAGTGTTTAGGTCTGGATGAATGTACTCTTTAATTCGTTAAGAGGATTTCTATAGTGGTCTTTGGGTTCGTATGCCAAAGAAGTATTCCACAATTGGAGTGGACAGAATGGTTTCTTTTTTATTAGTCAGGTGGCGGAATTGGTAGACGCAGCACGGTATGGCAATACAGAGGGTGATGGTATAAGTCCCATCAGTGTTAAGTGACCTCTCTTAGAACAGGTTCGAATCCTGTCCTGACTAAATATTAAAGGTCAAACCTACGACCTTTCACTCTATAGCTGCAGAAATGCCCTTATAGATGATAAAAGAAGATAAACGAAATAGGTGGATTAGTTACCGAATAAGTTTATCCAGTGTACCCTGAAACGACATTTGAGGGGATTCATAGACGCTGAGGAGTTGTCAGCTAGACCATTGAGAGATGGTGCTAAAACAAAAACCGATTAAAATGAAAAAGACAGCTATGCAACAGTTGATTGACATTATCAAGTCATCAAAACAAGAAGCTGATGTTCAGGGTGTTGGAATCTGTGAAGTTTTAGACTATCACGGAATTGAAGATAAAGCAACCGAACTACTCGAAAAGGAACGGGAGCAGATTGAGGATTCTCATAACGCAGCTAACATAAATTGGAGCGCTGGTAGTCCTACACCGATAACTGATGGTTATACATACTACAAAGACACGTACAAATGAAAACAAGAGAACAAGCAGAACAAAGGGCGTTGGAGTTGTATCCAAAGACACACATAGCAACCGTTAACCAGTTACACGAAGTGTCAAGAGATGCCTTCCTCCAATGCTGGGATGAAATGCAAGTACCAATAAATACACAGCAAGCAAAAGATAGAGCTTTGGAAATCTACCCAATTCATGAAGATTTTGATGTTGACAGATTGAAGCCACTCAGAGATGCCTTCTTAGCTGGTGTTGAGTGGGAAAAAGAACGTGCGGAATCAACAAACGGGAAAAGCCATGAAACCTTTGATACCAAAGAGAATAAGGGTTCGGAATTACCTTCGGAAAAGCAACAAAACAAACAGACCTGCGGATTCTGCGTTGAACCTAAAAATAAAGAGAAATGAAACGCTATCAAATAAAACGCTGGGATAAGCGCAATACATTACGATTCAAGAAGTATGCATACCCTATGTGGTTTATGATGAACGTAATGACAGTAATGTTAATATACACAATGATTAATATAAATTAAAATCAAATGAAATTAGAATTAAATCACAATGTAGATTCTATTGGAAAATGCTTTGGCTTTTCTGAAACTCTTACCGAAGACATAGAGAAAAGTTTAGAGTTTGATAAAAAACCAAATAAACCTAAATCAGACGCAATAGAAACTACTTTTAATAAATTTGTAGATAAGTTTGATTATTATGCTTTACCTGACAATCCTAAAACAGAAGCAGCATTACAAACTTTTTATGTGTACATAGGAATGTGTATAGCTAGAGCTATGTTTATGATTGATGCTAATGGCCTTATTAATACTCTTAAAGATACTGTACAAGAAGATCTAAAAAGTAAAGTAGGAGAAATGATAGCCAAAACAATTCATTTTGATGTAGAAAAATTTAAACAACATTTAGAAACAGACGAAGATGACTTTTGAAAAAGATTTACAAAACGCTAAAAAAATATATGATGAACTTTTAAAATTACAGAAACTCAAAAAATCTTATGAAGAATTACAAGAAGTAGCAGAACATATAATAGAAAAAGAATTGCCTTTTTCTTTTACAATGCATATTACTCTTAAAGTTCCGAATGAGAATCCAGAAAATGCAAACAATGCAGAAGAAACGCTCAAAAATCTATTGAATACAGATAATCCAGGGGAGTTTTACGACATTCTTAACAATGCTGAAAAAAGAATGGATACTCCAAAAAATAAAGACAAAACTATTTCAATAAACTTAAATGAGCTTGACAATAATACGTTTGCAGCAGTATTAGAAAAATTAGTAACAGATCTTAAACAAAAATTAGAGAAATAATGACAATACTTGGTATAATAATTTTAATAGGAGCTCTTGTTTTAATTGCAGTGTTTATTTATGGAAAAAGAATAGACATTGAAACAAGAGAAATGCTTGATACAGCTTTAGATGATCTAAAAGAAGAGGATATAGTAGAATCAGGAGAAGATTTTACTGTAGATGATGCTAAAGCACTTAATGTACTTAGTTTTTATATTGAGTTTGAAGCACTTAGCAAAAGAGCTAAAGAAGCTTTATCTAAAGCAAATGTATATTCACTGCAAGAGTTATTGGATCTTGATGTAGACAAAGATCTGGAAAGTATAAAAGGATGTGGCCCTGCTACTAAACGTGAAATACAAGCTTTTAAAAATAGCTTAGCAAATGCTGATATAATAGAGTAATCATGAATATATTATCTAAGTTAATATATGGTTTATATATAACTATATATGTATTACTAAGTAGTTCTTTTATAATGGTTTGTTTAGATCTTATTGTAAACACACCTCCACATAAAGTAACTACAGTAGGTATTGCATATGATATTGTAATTTTCTTTACAATGTTTATGATAATGGTAGCTTTATTATTTATAGGATATGTTACGTTTAAGGCTATCATTACACCTAGTAAAATAGAAGAGCAACTACGGGGTTTATTCAACAAACCTAAGCTACCATTCTAAATTGTTTAAGGGAGGAGGAAGAGTCCTTCTCCCATTTTTAACCTTGTTTAATTATAATAATTATGAACTTTTCAGAATTTAAATTAAGAGTTATTAAAAAGTATTTTGATATTGAAAAAGAAGAAGATGCTATACCTGTTGTATTTTTAGGATTACAAAACAATAAGGCAAAATTAGTTCGTATACCAGAAGTATATCTGGAAGATAAAGACAAAATGGTAGCAGAAATAGATGAGATTGTTACCATTTCAAATCCTAAATACATTGCTTTTTGTGCATTTTCTAATGTCCATAAAATGGATACTGTTACTAATAAATGTATAGAATCTATTGAAGGTATTTCTATGATGTTTGAAGATGGAATAGAAGAGAAAAGTTATACTATTACGTTTGAAAAAACAGAAAAAGGATATCAATTCAGCAATGAATTTAATTCAGATGAAATGGGCACTGAAATATCTGGTAGATTTTTAAAGAAATTGTAGCATGATTTATTTTATAGGGCCTGATGAAGCAATGAAACGTGATTTTGCTGCTAAATGCAGTATTGAAACGGCTGTTAAGTATTGTAAGGATCAAAATGTACTTGGCGTAGATACTGAAACTGAAGGTTTTGACTTCTTGACTAAGAAAATGGTAATGTTTCAGATAGGCGATAAATCAAATCAATTTGTAGTTGACACTCGTTATATTTCTATTGAGCCGTTTAGAAATATCCTAGAAAGTAAAAAGATCGTTAAAATACTACACAATGTAAGATTTGATTATAAAGTAATTAAAAGATGGGCAAAGATTGAACTTGAAAATGTTCATGACACCATGCTTGCAGAACAAGTTCTTAATTGTGGTAAACGTAATTATGGATACGGTCTTAAAGATCTAGCTTATAGGTATTTAGGACTATCTATGGATAAAGAGGTACGTAATAGATTCATCAGTCTTGCTGGTCAACCTTTTGATAAAGATCAAATAGTGTATGGCGCAAATGATGTTAAATATTTATGTGAGATGCGTGAAATGCAATTGCAGTCTATTCAAACTTTTGAACTTGAAAAAGTATTAAATCTTGAGAATAATGCTGCTCTTGCATTTGCAGATATCGAATACAACGGTATACCACTAGATGTGCCTGGATGGAAAGAAATTGCAAGTAATTCTTATGATCAAGCTTTGAAGCTTGAGTCAGAACTTGATACTGCTGTATTGAATGATGCTAGACTTGAAAGATTTAAAGCTAGATATGTACAGGGTGATTTGTTTACACCTGTTCAAGATTTGCGTAAGATTAATATCAAATGGTCTAGTCCTACACAAGTCCTTCAAGTATTTAGAACATATTTACCTGAGCTTGAAAATGTTAACGGCAAAGAGATAATAATACATTCTAAAAAGTTTCCTATTATAAAACAATATATTAAATATAAGGAAGCAATGAAACTCGCTACTAGTTATGGTGAAGAATTTCTAAAGAATGTACGTGTAGATGGTAGAATACATACTAGTTTTAATCAAATATTAAATACTGGTCGTGTAGCTAGTAATTCTCCTAATATGCAACAGATACCTGCTGACAATAAATTCAGAAACTGTTTTGTTGCAAAAGAAGGTTATGTATATGTCTCTGCTGACTACAGTTCTCAAGAATTATGTATCATAGCTGAAGGTTCTAAAGATCCTGTGTGGCGTAAAGTTCTTGAAGAAGGACAAGACCTTCATTCTGTATGTGCTGATCTTGTATACGGTCAAGAGTGGGCTAATGCTGCAGAAGAAGGCTGTGCTTATGTATCAGCTAAGCAAAAATGCAATTGTTTTGGGCATAAAAAACTTAGAACCAATGTTAAGACCGTAAACTTTGGTCTTGCTTATGGCATGGGCCCACATAAACTTGCATGGACGCTTGATATATCAAATGAAGAGGCTGAAGATCTTATTGCTAAATACTTTCAAGCTTTTCCTTCTATTGGTAAATTTTTAGAAGCGCTTGGTACATATGGTAAGACTAGAGGTCATATTCGTACTTATTCTCCATTTAGACGTGTCAGATGGTTTGAAAACTGGTTTGCTGGTATTCAATTTCGTAAAGACAAACTAGGGGAAGTAGGCGCTATTGAGCGTGCCAGTAAAAACACTCCAATACAAGGAACTGGTGCTGATATGACCAAACTTGCTCTTGTTAAAATACGAGAGTATTTGAAAGCAAATCCAAGATTCGATGTACAAATTGTAATGACTGTACACGATCAAATTGATACGATATGCAAATCAGATCAAGCTGATGAATGGAAAGGTATTATGGCTAAGCTTATGGAAGAGGCTGGAGCTGAAATACTTCCGTCTGGATTGCTAAAAGCTGACCCGAATATCAGCGATAAATGGGAAAAATAACGTAACTTTACATTATTCCAATGGGACATATGAAATTTATAACTGAGCTTGCTCTTGACGAACAAGAGCTTGCTGAGTTTAGAGCTGCCTATAAAAAAGCAGTAAAAGAAAAAAAGAAAGAGTACCAGTACAAAAATTCTTATTTATATACAGAATATGCTGGTCATGTACTTTATTATGTAGACAATCATGCAAAAAACATTAAATCTGAATATAGAAAAAGATACTGAGCAACAACTACATTTTAATACATGGAAAGAAAATGGCATGAAAGGTACTTCAATTGCTGCTACTGGTCTTGGTAAAACCAGGATAGGTATTATGGCAATTGAGCATATCTTAAACATGTCAGAAAGTAATAAGGCACTTGTTATAGTGCCAACGGAAAACCTGAGAGACAATGAATGGGTTAACGAGTTCAGAAAATGGGAATTATCTCATCTTCTGCCAAGAGTGGAGTTTATGTGTATCCAATCTGCTTACAAACTATCAAATCAGAAATGGTCTATAGTTGTAGTAGATGAAGTACACACTACTCTATCTTATGTGTATCGTAATTTTTACGAATACAATAACTGGGAGACTATTTATTGTCTAACTGCTACTCCCCCTGAGAATGAAGAGTATCGAGAATACTTAGAATCTTTTTCACCTATATTGATGAAAACAGACCTTAGAAAAGCCAGCAAATTAGAGTTGGTATCAAAACACAGGGTCTACAATTTAGGTGTAAGTTTTACAGCTCTCGAAGCTCTTCAATATCAAAGGGTGGATAAGCTTTACAATCAGGCTGCTTCTCATTTGGGAGGAGTATACAGTGCGTTTGCCAATGCCACTAAATGGCGAAGGTCTAAAAATAGAGACAAAGCAAAATGGGCAAACATATTTTATACAACTATGCAAAAGAGAAAACAGATCTGCTACAATGCTGTAAATAAAGTCAAAATGACTGATGAGATAATTAAAAAATTCTCAGATAGAAAAGCATTGGTATTTAGTGAGTCTATTGAGTTTGCAGAAAAACTGCAAGAAACCCTTGGAGCTGAATGCGTTACATTTCATTCAAAACTGTCTAAAAAGGAAAGAGACAAAGCATTAGAAGATTTTGCTAGTTCTAATAAACGTGTTATTAGTTCAGTAAAGGCTCTTAATGCAGGTCTTAATGTTCCTGATTGCAGTCTTGGTATATGTGCTGCTGGTAGCTCCAAAGCCTTAGATAACATCCAAAGAAAAGGAAGAACATTGCGTAAAACGGATGATAACAAAGAGGCTATTTACATTAATCTATTTATAAAAGGTAGTCAAGAGGTAAAATGGGTAAGAAAAAGAACTCAAAAAGACAAAGTAAAGTGGGTCGAGTCGTTAGACGAAGTAGTATAAAAGTTAGAGACTGGCAGATATCTAAATACAAATATTCTTTTCCTGAAGAAGATGAGTATTTATACGAGAGAGAAAGGCTTATAATCCAAGCCGACAATTATTCTAATCTTTAAACTATTAACTATGGTAGCAATTGGTGAACCATTTATTCAAACATTGATAGAAAACAATCTATCTCTTAGGGAGTATTTTATTCTATACTGTAAAGTCTATGATAAAGAACATCTTATAGATAAATACCAAGAGAAATTCACAGACTTAAAACTGTTTTCAGTGTATGGTAAACTTGTTACTAAAGGTTTTTTGTTGCGTCTTGATGGCGATAAAGGATATATCAGTACAGAGAAAGGCGATGATTTTATTTACGGTCTTGTAGATAGTTATGCTGATCAAAAATCTGATAATCCTTTTCTAGGTGATGAAGACATCACTGAAATATCAGATTCGGTATATGATACCGAGTTTAAAAAGTTCCTAGATGCTTATCCTGTAAAGATAAGACGTACAAATGGAACGGAGTCTTATTTGAAAGAGGGCACTAAAGAGATTAAAGAACTTTATGTTAAAATCATAACTGGTAAAAGAGCAACACCACAACAGATGCAAGATGCGATTGAATACTATGTCAGACGATATACTGACTCAGGTAATCTTCCGTATCTAAAAACACTGAAAAACTGGCTCTTACAAGAGATATGGCGTGACGTTCTTGGTCATATTAGTGGCCCTAATTACAAACCTGTTAAAACAGTAAATTATGGCGGAAAAATCGAATAGTCTAGACTACAAACATATCAGTATTGCTGGTACCGAAGCTTTAGATTATATTGATAAGAGGAGAAAGGGTGCAATTAGGTCGCTTAAAACAAGATGGCCTAAACTGAACAACAGACTAACGGGCGGTATCGAATGGAATACTATTATGACTATTGCTGGTATGTCAGGTTCAGGTAAATCAAGTATTGCAAATGAGTTAGAGACAAGTTTCTTTGATCATAATCCTAACGAAAACTTTTCTGTGCTGAGTTTCAATTTCGAGATGTTGGCACTTAAACAAGTTGGTAGGAAAATATCAGCGAAGATGTCACGAACTGTTACAGAACTGTATTCAGGTCAGGCTTCATTGTCAGATGGCGATTTTCAAATAGCAGAAAATCATATTAACAATGAGATTTCTAACTACGATATATTTTATGTGGACGTGCCTGGCACAGTTCAAGAAATATTCAGTACAATTATGAAATTCCATGAAGAACAAAAAAAGATAAAAGGCAAACACTATGGTACTGTTATATTTCTTGACCATACTCTACTTACTAGAGGTGCTCAAGGTGCCGCAGAACGTGAAATTTTATCTAGACTTTATGGTATGTTCATGTTCGTTAAGAAGAAAATAAAATGTATCTTTATAGCACTGAGTCAGCTCAACAGAGAGATAGAGAAGTCCGAGCGTTTAGCGAATCCTATGCAACATTATCCTATGAAGAAAGACATCTTCGGTAGTGATGCTGTGTTTCATGGTTCAGACTATGTGATGGTATCGCATAAACCATTTATGTTACACCTTCAGACATACGGACCTAAAAATCTACCTGTTGTCCATCCAACCAATCACACACAATGTATGATATATTGGCATGTGATTAAAAACCGCGATGGCGAGAGTGGCTTAGTACTAAGTATGCTAGATAATCTTAAACATAACACAGTAGACGAATACAATCAAATTTTTTCATAATGAGTCAAGAAATCTTAGTAATTGGGGAATCAGGCAGTGGCAAATCCACTAGTATAGAACAGCTTGATCCTAAGTCTACGTTTATCGTTAACGTAGCAAATAAACCACTTCCTTTTAGAGGCTGGAAGTCAAAATATGCGCCTTTATCAAAAGAAAATCCTACTGGTAATTACCTAAGTACGGATGATCCGTTGAAGATTGTCAATATGCTAAAACATATTGATAAGAATATGCCACATATTAAAAATGTGGTTATTGATGATTTTCAATATATCATGGCTAACGAGTTTATGCGTAGAGCTAATGAACGTGGCTTTGATAAGTTTACTGATATTGGGTTACATGCCTGGGAAATAATCAATACTGGTAAAAACATGCGAGATGACATTACATTTACAATGTTTGGTCATGCTGAAGCTTCTACAGATTTACAAGGCAACAGAAAACTGAAGTTCAAAACTATCGGTAAACTTGTTGACGAGAAAATTAATATAGAAGGTATGTTTACCGTAGTATTATTTACCGATGTGTCTCCTGATGAGAACGGTAATATTCAAAGATACTTTGTAACGCAAAGTGACGGCACTACTACAGCTAAATCGCCTCGTGGCATGTTTGAAGATCTAAAGATCACTAATGATCTAAATAATGTAATTGAAACAGTAACCGAATACAATAGTTAAAATGAAACTTGTAGGTAAAAAAGTAGAAAGAATGAACAAGTATGGAGATACTTCTTGTATTAATCTAACCGACAACGGTAGAATGAGATTGTCTCCAAATCTTGTAAGTAGATTACGTATTACAAAAAATACTAATCGCATTGGATTTGCATATCCTGAATCAAATGAAAAGCACACATATGTGTATTTAGCACCAGATAACAATGGTATTGCTATCAATGCTCAAGGGTATGCAACAAACAAACCTCACAACAGGGATCTTAGATCTACGTTTGGGTTGTCTAGTACTGGAGAGTGTACTTTGTACGTGGATGAGACACCAGTGACTTATCCAGAATACGAAGGATATACTTTCTATAGACTTACAGCTTCAACTGAAGATACTGAGGTTACGTCTACTAGTGTTGAAGATACTAGAGAGGGAGAAGATTGGACTGACACAACTGAAACGTCAGCAGCTATTACAACAGAGGAAAGCACTGTTGAAGAAGTTGAAACAGAAGAAGTTGCTTTCGATGATATTTTTTAATTAAATAGAAATAAATAAATGTATTCTATTAGCAAAGATCTTACAGTAGATGCAGGAAATGGTATGAGTCCTATTCCTGTAGGAATTAATGAGAATGTTAAATTCAGTGGATTAGAGAAAAAAGCTGATAAAAATGGTAATAGTTATCTTAGCTTTAACTTTACTGATTCAGATGGTAATTCTTTAATGCATAACGAATTTGAAATTAATCCTCAATATGTTACACCTAAAGAAGGAGAATCTAAAGAAGATGCTGTTAGTCGTAGAGTGAACAGTATGCTTATCAGAATTAAGCATATCTGTACTCAGTTTATTTCTGCAGATCAATTTGTAGTATCAGGAGCAGATTGGAGTTCTTTCTGTGATAATGTAGTGCAGTTAATGCAGAACCGTGATTACAGCAAAGCTCTTCGATTAAAAGTTGTATACAACTATCGTGATTACGCTTCTCTTCCTAACTACGCTCCGTTTGTAGAAACAATGGAGACTTCTCCTAGTAAACTACGTATTGGTAAATACGATAAGTTGGAAAAAGAAGAGACTAAAGCTGTTGCTGAAGTTGCAAGTACAGACGATGATCTGCCATTTTAAATAACAACTAATGTATGACTCAAGGAACATACGAGTTCCTAAAAAGCTTACTAAAGCCAATATTTTGGAATTAGTAAGCGAGTCTTACATTATAAGGCATTATATGGGGTTTGATTTCAAACTAGGCAAAGCTTACTCTAGCCCGCTTAGAGAGGATTCAAACCCCTCTTTTGTCTTATATATGGCAGGCAATGGGAGCATAAAGTTTAAAGACTTTAATGGGTTGTCTGGTAATTGTTTTGACCTGGTAATGCATATACACAATGTAGATTTTAAAGAAGCATTGAGTATAATAGATAAAGATCTAGGTCTAAAATTATCACACACCTCCGCTTACCCCTTTTCCTCCCCCAAGCGTGTAGTTTACAATGTAGAAAAACAAGAAAATCGTAAAAAACTAATTCAATTTAAACCTCAAGTATTTACAAAGTTTGATTTGGATTATTGGGCAGCGTACAATATAAATGCTGAAACGCTTAATAAGTATAATGTGTATTCTGGTAAGTTTATATTTTTAGATAAAAAACTAATACTACGATATGCATATACTCAGCCTATTTTTTGTTACAAATTCCCATCAGGTTCAGTTAAAGTTTATAGACCTCTTAATACAGATATTAAATGGTTAAGTAATACAACTGAGCTTGACATACAAGGTGAGACACAACTTCCTGAAAAAGTAGATTGTTTGATAATTACAAAATCTCTAAAAGATGTAATGGTACTAGATAGTCTTGGTTATTCTGCTATTGCTCCGCAATCAGAAAATACTAAGACCCAGTACGAAAAAATGGTAGAGATAATTAAATCCAAACAAGTAAAATTTATCACAATTATATTTGATAATGACCAATCAGGGCGTAACGGGGCTCAAGAATTGAATGAATATCTAAGATCTGAATTTGATAGCATAATTACAATAGATGTGCTATTTGTAGAACGTCAAAAAGACATATCAGATCTTATAAAAGCAGAAGGAGAAGGCAGTGCGGTTGAATTTTTAAAGAATGTAAAATGTCAAAAATAGGAAAGACATGGAAAGTAGTTATTCCAAACTATGAAGATAAAGTCCCTATCAGTCAAAGACGTAGGGCAAAGTATTTTAAAAGAATTGATCAAAAAAATAATAAAATACCTAAAAAGCATCTTGCTAAACTAAAATCAGGTCATTTGTATTTTGATCAAAAGGGCTATTTAGTAGACCACAATAAAAATAGAGTAATTGCAAATCCATTAGTAGCAGGTAAGCCTAAGTATTGGACAATAAATGGACAAAGAATATACGATGGTTCTTTACATTACACAGCCAGGGCAAAAGTAGCTCGTTGGATGCATAGATATTTAGGAGAATATATTGACAACTTACCCGAAATAGAAATACCTACTGGGTGTTATCTACGTGTGTGGCTTGATATATATAAACCTTATGTTTCTGATAAATGGGATTGCGATAATCAATGGCCTTGGGTCAAATGGTTTATGGACACTCTTGTAGAGAAGGGCAAGATTCCAGAAGACAGTGTTGCATATGTACGTAGCGCTGGTCAAGTAAGTTATATACCTTCTGATGATAGAAAATTAGTATTTAATATACAGATCATATGATAGATTATGAAAAATTGAATGCGCATAGGATGAGTGTATCATCTCTTAATCTGTTTGCCCATTCGCCAAAATTGTACATGAATCATGTACTAAATCCTGAAGAAGTAAGAACAGGATATTTTTCAAAAGGTAGCGCAGTAGATTGTTTGATAACAGAACCTGAAAAGTTTGAAGACCAATTTGCTATAATGTCAATTGAGCGTCCTTCTGGTATGATGGGCGATCTTTGTCAAAAATTAGTACAATATGGTTCTATGGAAGGAGCTGAGCATGTAGAGTTTGAAGATCTATTTGAGCTTGCTTACAAAGAATCAGGATTTAAACTTAGTAAAGCAGCAGTGCTTAAAAAGTTTGAAGCTCCTAATTCTGAAGCAAAGAAATATTATAATGAGATTCTGCAAGCAGGTGATAGAAAATTACTCAGTGAAACTGAATATGCTCAAGTAAAAGAAGTTGTACATATGCTTAAAACAAATGAGCATACTAAATTCTATATAGAAGATGCAGCTTCTCATCCATTGATGGAGACCATTGATCAGATGGAGATATTCTTTGAACTTGAAAATGTTCAATGTAAGGCTTATTTAGACAGAGTTATAATAGACCATACTAATAAGCGTATAATTCCAACTGACTTAAAGACCACAGGTAAATCTGTATTTGAATTTGAGAAAAGTTATATTCAGTATGGATATTTCAGACAAGGTGCGTTTTACACAGCAGCTATTAGAGATTACATGAATAAAGACCAAAATCTTAAAGATTATAAGCTTGAGAACTTTAGATTCATTGTAGCCGAAATGGACTGTGAAAACCCTCCTCTTGTATTTCAAATGAGTGATGAGGATATAGAACGTAGTCTTTATACTGGCGGTACTCTTAAATCAGGTCAGGAATTAAAGAGTGTTTATCAATTATTACACGAACTCAAATGGCATAGGGAAGAATGTCTTTGGGATATGCGTAAAGAGCACCTTGAGTCCCTTAAACGCACTGGGTCGCTCACCCTCGATATCATCCAGTAGTTTAGCTAGAAACTATACTACACATTTCCTTTTGCCTATGATGCTTCCCTTCATAAGCAAAACACCTTCTTTTAATTTCAGGAATTTATATTTGGGAGCTGATTTTCTTCAGCCTCCCGAACCTGAAATTCTTCATATACTTTACAATCCTAAGTTTACGCAGCAGTACACAGACTTTGAGGCGCGTGTAGAAGCGCACAAGTCCTGCTATGGCATATACGATGCTGCGCCTGGACATGTAATGCATATGATAGAAGTACCAGAGAAATATCTAGAAGACTATCATAGTTTTCTTATTGGAAGATATGATCTGTTCTCTGATAAATACAAAAAAGTATTTGTACCAGGGAGTAAATTGCATAAAGCAGTAAATAATATACAGCCACTTCCAATGTGGCAAGAACAATTTGAAATTTTTAATCTAAAACTTATCACTAAAAATGGAAAAGAGAACCATTAAAACTAGACTTGTAGGAAAAGAAGATGTATTTAAAATCTTAGCTCTTGGCGAGTCTGTACAGATGCCTGTATTATTACTAGGCGAACCAGGTGTGGGTAAAACACAAGCCTTACTTGACTATGCTGCAAGTAAGTATAACTTTAATAAAGACCTTGTGCGAGAAAAAACCTTTGTTATCGAACTTGACGAGGGTACTCGTACTTCAGAGATCAAAGGTCGTGTAAACATGCAAGCGCTGCTTGAAGATAAGAAGTATGAAATAGATGCTCCTATTGCAGATGCAGAGTTTGTGTTGATTAACGAGGTTGACAAAGGCACATCAGGTGTTAGAAATACTCTATTATCTGTAATGCGCGAGAAAGCTTTGTTCTATGGCGACACTATCAAGAAATGTAAATGGACTACGTTTGCTGGCTCTTGTAATGTTATTCCTGAAGACGAACTTGAGAATCCTTTCTGGGATCGTTTTGTTCTTACGCAGAAAGTTGAGCGTGTGGGCAGTGATGTTATGAAAAATATTTGTGATAAGCACAACGCAGTTCAGACAGTAGAACTTACTATCCCAAACAAAGAAGATATTAAAAATGCTCAGTATGACAAAAAGCTTTTTAATAAGTTTATTGACCTTGTGTACCCTGATGTATCGGATCGTACTATTTATGCTCTTGTGGAGATTATTAAAGCTGTAAAGCTTATCTATAATTATGATGATAAAGAAGCTTTATTGAATATTTGCGGTCTTGTGGCACCTAACCACGCTGCTGCACTTAGTTCTAAACTAGAGACCAAACGAGAAAATAACGTTTCTTCTCTTATTCAGCAATTACCTAGTGTATTGTCTTCTGGAAATAGTGGTTATTCTACTGTATTTATCAGACAGATCGTTACTGAATTGAACGAGCTTGGTAAAATGAATAGCTATAAAACAAGAGCAACTGATCTTAAATCTCAACTTCTTAATATTATTAGCAATAATAGTCTAGTAGAGCAAAGTTTTGTATCATCACTAAATTTTGAATTTTAATGAGGTATTCACGTTATAATAATCATAGTACTAACTATCAAAGTTATTATCAAATAAGAGAAGAAAGACAACAAAGAATTGATGATGCACAACCTAAGTGCATCATCAATAATTCTTTTCCTAAAGAAGAAGGACAGCTTGTCTTTGCAAATCTCAGTGGTTCTATTCCTTATAGTAATAGTTTTATTCAAGAACAAGGAGGAGATAATCTATTATCAGATATCTATAAGCATTGGAACAATTCTGATAAACAGTATAGTATTCGACCTGATAAATACTGGTGGCATTATATGCTTTCAAGGGTAGATAATCATTTACTTCAAAAGCTTACTAATAACAATACACTGTATAGTTATTTAGCAACCCGTAAAACTGTAGATATGTTAGCCAGGTTACTAAGAGAACATGATCCTGAAGATCTAAAACAATTTGCCAAAAGTATGCAATCGCAAGCAGAAGGAGACCCTGATGCTGCACCTAATCAGAAAATCTTAGATGCTATTGACAAAGCTTCTAATGCAGTACAGAATCAGATAAAGAAAGAGATTGATAAAGCTGAATCTTTGCCTGGTGGTATGCTTAGTGGAGATGCTGCTTCTGATATAGAACAATTAGAGACTCTTCCTAAGGACGTACTGAGTAAGCTTAAGTCTATTAAAAAAGGTCAAATAGCTAATTTTCTAAAATCTACTATTGACTATGCTATCGAAGCTACTGCAGGTAAAGACAAAGTTCTTGAAGAATCCATATTTGAAGCAGATGAGATAGAGGCTATCTCCAATATAGAGAACTTTGCTCATATTGCCATGTTTGATGACCTTATGGTTACTAAGAAAACTAAACATGTAAGTTTTGATATCTATATAGATGATTCTGGTTCTATGACTTCTAAAATATATGGAGGTGATTTTAATGGATCTTTTAGACGCACGATAGCGCACTTACTTTCTTTCAGGCTTATGCAATTGAATATTCTTAGAAAGACCTATTTGTTTGCTCACACTGGCGAGTTAAGAGAAATTGAGAAAAAAGATCTATTTAAGCCTTTATTCAATGGTGGAACTGATATCTATCAATGTATAAAACAAGCTAAAAAGCAAAATAGGCCTGCTATTCTTGTCACTGATGGATATGATCGCTTTGATAGAGATAAAGGATATTACAAAGACATGTATATTCTTGTTATAGGAACAGATTTGCCTTCTTGTTTTGGTAAATATGCTGAGAATAATCAGATTCTATTTTTCAGTAATGGAGAGTTTACCAATAAATATAGTATAGAAGATAAATATGGTACTATACGTCCTAAATTTAAAAGTGATGCAAAAACCGTCTGAACAATATGAACGTGTAAAAAAGCTTTTGCAGTCAGATTCCCGATTACGGGAGTCTGATCGCAAGCTTATGTCTAGAGTCTGGTATGATGATCTTGTCAATAAAGGTTATAATATAGATTCTATGACCGTGAAAGAGTTTCTTACTTTATTAAGCACGAATGGGTTATCTTCTTATGAAAGCACAACCCGTGCAAGACGTAAAGTAATGGAGCTCCATGCTGAACTTCGAGGCACTGGCTACTCAGCTAGAAAATCTCAAGAAAAAGAAGTAAAAACTGATATTAAAGATTGGAAGGTCATTTGACCTTCCGTATCTTTGATGTCTTTTCTAATTAAAAATCAATCAAAAATGGACAAAAGCAATCAAATTCTCAGTGACATCGTAGTGTTTAACAAATATGCTAAGTATGTACCGAGTGAAGAACGAAGAGAAACGTGGGATGAGATAGTAACACGTTACGTAGAAATGATGAAGAAACGGTATCCAACAATTGTAGATAAGATAGAAGAGAACGCTAAGTATTTGTATAACAAAGAAGTATTGATGTCAATGAGAGGTGCACAGTTTGCTGGCCCTGCTATTGAAAAGTCAGAATCCAGAGTGTACAATTGCGCTTATCTTCCTATTGATGATTACCGTGCATTTAGTGAAACTATGTTTTTACTACTTGGTGGTACAGGCGTAGGTTATTCTGTACAACGTGACCATGTAAATAATCTTCCTGATATACATAAGCCTAAGAAAAAACAGAAGTATCTTGTGGGAGATTCTATTGAGGGGTGGGCTGATGCAGTCCGTCATCTTATGTCAGCATACTTTGGTATGAGAAAGACAAAGCCTGTATTTGATTTTTCTGATATTAGACCTAAAGGTGCAAGGTTAGTTACGGCAGGAGGTAAAGCTCCTGGGCCTGAGCCACTTAAGAAATGTCTATTCAATCTTGAGCTTATGCTTGAGCGTAAAGAAGATGGTGAAAAGCTCACACCTATAGAAGTACATGATATGATATGTCATATTGCAGATGCTGTACTTGCTGGAGGCATTAGACGAGCTGCTCTTATCTCTTTATTTTCTGCAGATGATGATGAAATGATAGCATGTAAAAGTGGAGCATGGTGGGAAAAGAATCCTCAACGTGGACGTGCTAATAACTCTGCTGTTTTACTACGCCACAGGATTACAAAAGAGTTCTTTGTAAATCTATGGAAGAAAATTGAAGAGTCAGGATCAGGAGAACCTGGTACATATCTTACAAATGATAAGGACTGGGGAACCAATCCTTGTTGTGAGATAGCATTAAGACCGTTTCAGTTCTGTAATTTGACAGAAATAAATGCTGGTAATGTAATAGACCAACTTGATCTTAATAATAGAGCAAGAGCTGCAGCGTTCTTCGGTACGCTACAAGCAGGTTTTACTAACTTCCATTACTTAAGACCTATATGGAGAGAGACTACTGAGAAAGATGCTCTTGTAGGTGTAGGTATGACAGGTATATGTAATGGTGCTGTATATCCTCTTGATCTTAAACAGGCAGCAGGTATTGCAATTGTATCTAATTATGATACAGCAAAACTTATAAATATTAACCCTGCGGCTCGTATTACTACAGTAAAGCCAAGTGGTACTACATCATGTGTTGTAGGCACAAGCTCTGGTATACATGCATGGCATTCTAAGTACTACATCAGACGTATGCAGTGCAACAAAGATGAAGCATTGTATCAATATCTTGCTATACATCATCCTGAACTTGTAGATGATATGAAGCTTATTCCTAACTCTGCAGTTATTGAAATTCCTCAAATGGCTCCAGACTCTGCAACCTTGCGAGAAGATGAGACAGCATTGCAAATGCTAGAGCGTGTTCAGCGTTGGAATACAGAATGGGTTCGTTCAGGTCATATCCATGGAGCAAATACACATAATGTATCTGCTACTGTATCAGTAAAACCTGATGAATGGGAAGGTATTGTAGAATGGATGTGGGAGCATAGAGAAAGTTTTAATGGCTTATCCGTTCTTCCTTATGATGGTGGTACTTATGTACAAGCACCGTTTGAAGAAATAGATAAGAAAGAATTTGATAAACGATATTCTTTATTAACAAAACTTGATCTTACTAAAGTAATAGAGATAAGCGATAACACAGACCTTTCAGCAGAACTTGCTTGTAGTGGAGGTTCATGTGAGGTTGTAAATTTATAATAAAAGATGAGTAAAAAAGAAATAATAGAACCTGAGTTGTTTGAAATAATAACCGAATATAATACATACTATGTAGTAGCTTACGATGCGGCTCATGCTATTACATCATTACTTGAAAAATGGAGTAGTGAAAAGGATATTAAATCAGTAACAAAATTAACTGACAATTGGTCTAAATGTCTATTCGTAACTAAAGAATGTTTACCCCAAGGACTCTTAAATAAAACTGTAGATGATAACGAAAGTAAAACGTAAAAGTATGGTCATTAGACCATCAGGACGTTCTACTGATTATATTTCTCCTTCCTTTGGGCATGGGTGTCTTTATGATTGTAGCTATTGTTATATGAAACGTAGTAAACCTACGGGTCTTACAATAGCTACAAACACAGAGGATATTCTTACAGCTATGAACAATCATGCATACTTTGCAGATGTTCAAAAGCCTAACCAGACCCATGCTGAGTACATAACTTATGATATTTCGTGTAACGAGGACTTTGCATTGCATGCTAAGCATCATGAGTGGAAGAAGATATTTCAGTTTTTCAAAGAACATCCAATTGCTATGGGTTCATTTGCTACTAAGTATGTGAATCCAAATCTTGTAGAATTTGACCCAGGAGGTAAAGTACGTATCAGA